ATCTAGAAGTCACCGCACTCGATGGTGGCGTCAGCAAATGCACGGCACAGTTCGCAGACTTCATCGCCTTCGAAGGCGAAAAGAATCGTTCTGTCGCAAACTTCCAAACAGAACTACGCCTCACCGACCTTGCCTGGTTGGCGTGGCATGCAGAGAAGCGCACGAAGAAGACCGCGTTGAAGTTCGAGGAATGGATCGAGACAGTTGATAGTGTGGAGGTTGGAACCGATTCTGCGGTGATCGTCCCTTTGGAGAATCATCAGCCCACTGGCTGATCGCATACCTCGCCTGCGAGACACATATCGCACCATCGGTGCTACTACAAGAATCACCTAGAATGCTGTATACGATGCTCGGCTATCTGCGGTGGAAGAGTGTCAAGATGAATCCGAACCAAAGGATCTAGTTATGGCCTTCTCAGCATTCCCGAATCTGCCAGGTGACACAGGTGGGACTCTCGGTCGTGCCGGTACCGCAGCAGTCGCAGGCAACACAGTCGTAGTCAAAGACTTGTTTGAGACTCTGCGGAAGTTCTCGAAGGCTTCTCCGCAGTTCAACAAAGAGATGCGCAAAGTCGCCTACACAGTGGCAAGAGACTTAGAAGCCAAAGTCAGAATTGAAGCAGGCACGGTGAGTCGAGCCAGTCAGGCGATACAGGTCGCGAAAGGTTTGCGGGCAAGCAATGACCGTATCCCGACAATCAAATTGCGTGGCAAGGAATCGTTTGTGTCAAAGTCTCGTCCAAATAGTAAACGCAAAACTAAGGTGACTCGTGCCGATGTGTTCTTCGGTGCAGAGTTCGGTGGTGGTGCTACACCTAAGACAAAGCAATTCTTGCGACATCGAGGTCAGTCGGGATACTTCTTCTGGCCGACCGTCCGCAAGCGCAAGAACGCAATCGCCAAAGAATACCTAGATGGCATGGACCGCGCGGTCAAGGAACTAGGCATCGGCTGAAAGCCTTACAGAATAAGGTTCAAAAGAATAGTTGCATTTGTCTTACGGAGCTACTATATTGTCTTACATACCTGAGGAGGTAGTTATGTTGAAAATGTTCAGAGTCTCTCGCATACAGCATGTAAGCACAAACGATTGGCAAGACGGTTACGGAGATTACCAAAACCGTCAACCAGTTCACTATGGAGTTACATGCGGCAAGAATCTTCAAGAAGCCAAGAAAAATTGGTCTGTATCTTGGTCATGCCGTGGCGGCAAGAAACGCACAGACTGGATCTTTGAAGAGTTTGAATTAGCACAATGAATCAATATCCAACCATCACAATCAGACTCAACCAAGAACTCAAGACACTGATCGAGCGTCAAGCCAAGCACGAAGATGTGACCGTCTCCGAACTACTTCGCCGATATATTGAGGCAGGTCTGCACAATGTTTGAAGTCGTCGGGTTCCCATCAGTCAAATCTGTCTACCCAAAGACCATCGCTACATCATGGATGGACTTTGCAGCGATGCTCGGCAACCATCAGGAACGAGCAAACAAGTCCGATGGTTCGCTGTACTCGCCAGTCACCTATCGTGAGTACACAACTCGTGGTAATCGCAATGTTGAACACATCTGGGCGTTGGTCGCCGACCTTGACGGTGAAGCATTCGAGCAGGCTGATCTCGGATCGTATATACACTTCGCCTACACAACCTGGTCACATCGTGACAACGATCCTCACTGGCATATCGTCGTGCCATTCGAGCAGGCTGTGCCGGTGCAGAACTGGGAAGAGGTTTGGTATGAGACACATGAGCGTCTTCGTCTCAAAGGCGACCCAGCAACCAAAGACCCTGCCCGTATCTTCTATCTGCCACAGCACGAAGCTGGTCAACCATTCCGCACACATCATTCAGGTTGGCGATTCCTTGATCCGACCATCACCGATATCGCTGCACCGACACGCACATTCTCTACACCGAGCATTCGTACTACTCGTCAGCCGCGTCGCGGTAATCTGATGCGTTGTGTTCTTGATCCGAAGTGGTGGGATGCACCAGTCGACTTGTCGCAGTATGACGGCATGACCCAGCAAGAGATCCATCATGACATGCAACGCGAGTGGTTTGAACTGCGTAAACGGATGCTCGCTAACTGAGTAGAATTGCGTTCACCATGGCAGGTGAGCGCACATTCGTTGTAAAGATTCTCGGCAATGCCGACGGTGCTATCACGGCGTTCAAGAACCTTGCCCGCGAAGGACAACAATCAATCGAGAAGGTTCAATCGATCGGTGCCGGACTTGGTAAGGCATTTGACTTTGTGAAGAAGGGTGCGTTCATTGCGCTCGGTGCATTGACCGCGGTTGCAGGTGCAGCGACAGCAGCCGTCGCAGCGGCGGCAGCCGACGAGAAGTCGCAGAAGAGTCTTGAAGCACAGTTGATTCGTTCTACTGCGGCAACAACCGCACAGGTTCAAGCAACCGAAGCATTCATTCAACAGGCAATGATGGCGACAGGTATCGCCGATGACGAACTTCGTCCAGCGTTCGGCAATCTTGCCCGCGCCACAGGCGATCTAGAAAAATCTCAGCGTCTGTTTGCACTCAGTCTTGACATCAGCGCAAGTACCGGCCGCGATTTAGAGGCTGTCACATTAGGTTTGGGCCGTGCGGCAACGGGCAACATTGGCGCACTTACAAGACTCGGAATCCCGCTCGATGAGAACACTAAGAAGAGCAAAGACTTCGGTGCTGCACTCGTAACTTTAGAAAAACAATTTGGTGGTGCATCAGCAGTCGCAGCAGACACATTCTCTGGACGAGTAAAGATATTGAAGACATCGCTCGGCGAAGTCGTTGAAGAGATCGGCTATCAACTTCTGCCGGTCGCCGAAAAATTGGTTGGATTCTTACAAAAGAATCTGGTTCCCGCATTGCAGGCTGCGGTCAGAGGTTTCAAAGATGAAGGCATAAGCGGCGCAATCAAATACTTTGCCGCCGCATTCGGTCAAACCTCAATCAGTGTCCTCAATTCGATTGAAGGCATGATCCTTGGATTCGTCAAGTTTGAACAAAAGATTGTTGATACTTTCAAAATTGGTTTTGCTGTCATTGACTTCTTCCGAGCATTCACAAGTGCGGTCACAGGCGGAGATGGAATCATCACAGTTGAACAGATGCTCATCAACCGAACAGAGAATGTAAGCAAAACATTCGATGATTTACGGGCATCAGTTCTAAACACTCGAATTGCGTTAAACCTTCAAGGCAACACCTTGTCCAAGTTCATTGATCAGACTGACAAGATTGGTGGCAAAGTATTGCCGAAGGTCAAAGAATCAACAGATGAATGGAATACTTCGCTTGATGATTTGAAGACGAAGGCTGGTGGTGCGGCGAAAACTGTTGAAACTTTCAAACAAAAGTTTGAGAAGTACACGAGCGCGTTGAAGTCGTCAACATCTGCACAAAAGGCGTTCACGAATGCGCAGAATGCGTCAACCAAAGCGCAACTTGGTTTGGATCAGGCAAACACCGATCTTGCCACGGCACAAGAAAACTTCAATCGTGCGGTTGCTGGATATGGTGCCGATTCTGCTGAAGCAAAAGCTGCTCAGCGTGAACTAGCCAAGGCTCAACGCAATGTTGCTCAGGCTGGGTTCAGTGTTGAAGAAGCCGTATTCGCAGTTCGCGACGCTGAACTGAAACTTGCCGAACTTCGAGCCGACCCGACATCAAGTGCGCAAGCAATCCGTCAAGCAGAGATTGATCTTGCTCAAGCGAAGTTGGCTGTTGCTGATGCTAGTGATGCCGAATATGAAGCGACGAACGGTTTGGAAAAAGCTCAACTTGCATTGAACGAGGCGGTAAGTGGTGCGATTACAGGCTCGGCGACATACAACCAGTTTTTGGAAGCGTTGAATGATGCTAAAGAACGGCAAGAATCTGCATCAGAAGCTTTGACAAGTGCGCTCGAGCGCGAGACTGAGGCGTACACAAATCTGGCTGAGGCGATAGCGAAGGTTGCTGAGGCGGCTCGTACTATGCCGAACGCAAATCTTGCCATCCCAACTTTGCCGACTGTACCGACACCGATGACAACGACTGGTGGCGGTGGTACGACTGGTGGTGCCGGCACGAACATCACGATCAATACGGGTCTTGGCACGAACGGTATTGAGGCTGGTCGGCAGATTGTGGAAGTGTTGCAGTCATATTCGCGTATCGGTGGGAATAACTTCCTCAACTTTGCGGTTGCGTAATCATGCCAAAGACATTGAAGTGGGGACAGGCATACTCGGTTCTGCTAGATGTAGGTGCGGTCGCTGACGCATTTACACTTGACTCATCAACACTTGACGGCACCGACACACTTGATGGTTCAACCGATTTCGTTGATGCAACCGAGTATGTGTTGGCGGTCGGGATACAGCGTGGCCGCGGATCACAAACCGACCAGTTCTCGCCAGGCACCTGTCGCATCTTGGCTGATGACCGTGCATCAGGCCGACTGTTTGACCCAGCAAACACCGCCTCGACATGGTACGAAGGCGACTTCGATCTAGCACCGAGACGCGCTGTCAAGGTTCTTGCCGGTACAGCAGAACTGTTCGTTGGTGCGATCACCGATCTTGACATCTCTTATGAGATGCCGAACTTGTCGTTCGCTTCGATTGTGGCAGCAGACGGATTGTATGAGCTGTCACGCACAGCCTTGACCGCATTCACACCTTCATCACAGTTGACTTCGGCTCGAGTGTCGGCGATCCTTGACCGACCAGAAGTGAACTTCTCAACAGCGTTACGAGACATCTCGACAGGTGTCGCAACTTGCGGCACGGTCGCTTATACCGATAACACGAACACGCTGACAGCGTTGCAATCGGTTGCTGTCGCGGAAGACGGTAGATTGTTCGCGGATCGACGAAACAAAATCACCTTTGATCCGCGTATAGATTTCACCTTCTCAACTGCGATCGCATCATTCGGTGGCACCGCAACCAACAACATTCCGATCCTGTCAATAGGTGTCGCATACGGTCAAGAAACACTATTCAACCGAGTCCAAATAGATGTCGACGGTGGCACCGCCGCACAAGTCGTCTCCGATGCGACCAGCCAAACGAAGTATGGTGTGCAAACTTTGTCGTTCTCTAGTGTGCCGTTGAACACTTTGGCGGCAGGATCAGCCTTGGCACAAAACCTTCTTGACAAATACAAAGACCCGAAGATCCGCTTCAACGAGATATCAACCAGCCTGAACGCTTGCGGATCGGCACTCTGGCCGACCGTACTCACACTCGATGTCGGCGATGTCATTTCAGTCACCAAAACTTATACAACCGGACTACCACTAACCCGCACCGAATCAGTGTTCATTGAATCCGTCGCGCACGACATCACACCTTCCGATCATCGGATAAGATTTGGTCTAGGTCAGGCACAACTCTTGACTGCATTCATACTCGATCAATCTGCACTTGACGATGTGGATGTTGGATTACAATAGGAGCATTATGGCAGGCGCAGGATATCGCACATTCGCATCAGGTGAGACGCTGACTAGTACCAATGTCCAGACCTACTTGATGGATCAGATGGTGCAAGTGTATGCAGGCACCGCGGCACGAGCATCCGCAGTTCCGTCACCTTCGACTGGCATGGTTGCATATTCGACTGCGACAGGTTTGCAAGTTTTTAACGGCTCAGCATGGGTTAATGTATAGATATGGCTGGCGCAGGGTATAGAACTTTTCAGAGTGGTGAGGTCCTCACCAGTAATAATGTGCAGACCTACTTGATGGATCAAGCCGTGCAGGTTTATGCCGGCACAGCAGCACGAGCATCAGCAGTACCATCACCATCAACAGGCATGGTCGCCTATTCGACTGCAACAGGTTTACAAGTATTCAACGGATCAGCATGGGTTGCTGTTGGTGCCGCAGCTCTTGCTGTCGATTTTCTTGTTGTCGGTGGTGGCGGTGGTGGTGCAAGAAACGCAGCCAGTTTTTCTGCTGGTGGTGGTGGTGCTGGTGGTTTTGTTACTGGTTCAAGTCTTCTTGGTAAAACTACTTACACCGTAAAAGTCGGTGCAGGTGGCGCAGGTGCAACAGCCAATACAACATCGGCGCAAAACGGTAGCGCAAGCGGTTTTATAAATACTGCTAATGGCGGCGGTGCAGGTGGCGGTGCTGCTGGATATGCACCAAAAAACGGTGCGAGCGGTGGCGGTTCAACGGGTGGCGTTGGTGTGGCGGGCGGTACTGGTATATCAGGCGAAGGCAATAACGGTGGCACAGCACCAAGCAACGAAACTAGCGGCGGCGGTGGCGGCGGTAGTGCAAGCGTCGGTGGTACTGGAACAACAAACACAGGCGGTGCAGGCGGCACAGCAACCAGCAACAATTACAACGGCACAGCAACCGACTATTCAGGTGGCGGTGGTGGTGGCGGCAACACGACCGGTGGGACTGCCGGTAGTGGCGGTGGCAACGGTGGAAGTAACGCCGCAGGTTCAAACGCAACTGCAAATCGTGGCGGTGGTGGTGGCGGTAGTAGCGGTGCAACTAACGGCGGCAACGGTGGCTCAGGTCGAGTAATCGTCAGATATCTCACAGCAGACGCAGGATCTTTCTCAATTTCCGCAACGGGAACATACACAACAGGCACAAGCGGTTCGTACACTTATTATGATTTCACGACAACAGGAACTTTGGTGGTCGCATAATGGCACACTTCGCAAAAATTAAAAATGGCACAGTCGCTGAAGTAATTGTTATCGGCAACGAACAAGCATCAACAGAAGCAGAAGGCAAAGCGTTCATTGCGTCTTGTGGTTTAGATGGTGAATGGATACAAACTTCCTACAACGGCAATCCGATCGAGGGTGTTTCTCGTGGCAAGTTTGCTGGCATCGGCGACATCTGGACTGGCACAGAGTTCGTCTCACCTCAACCTGTAGAACCGTGATGTGGGTAGGTCACTGACAAGGTGGCTGATTCCGCTACCAGCAATCATTCTTTCTTTCTGGCCGACAATCGTTCGCGCCGAAGTACAGCCAGGTTTGCAAACCACCTACTACACGATTGACGCGATACCGCCGATCCAGTCGACTACCGAATATCCGCTGTGCGGGTCGGAGATTGAGAACAACATCAACCGTTCCTATGACGGCGAACCGTACCTAGATTGCACCTATGACCTGTTCATGGTTCACATGACAGGCTTCATCGAGATACCTGAACATCAAACCATCGAGTTCATGATTGCTTCGGATGATGGTGGTGAGATAACTATCGGCGGCAATACCTTCGGCGTCTGGTGGGACCAAGGCTGCACATGGACAATGTCAAACGAACTGCAACTTAACGCAGGCAGTCAGCCACTCGAATTGTGGATGTACGAAAACGGCGGAGGAACCTGCGTCATGCTTGCGTGGAACATTGACAACGCCGGTTGGGAGATCGTGCCGGACTCGGCGTTCACTCAACAAACTGTCGCGACTACCTCGTCAACCAGTACATCAACCACAACAACCACACCAACCACATCGACGACAGTTGAAGAATCAACAACAACGAGTTCAACTTCTTCTTCCACAACTTCGACATCTACAACAAGCCTTCCCATATCAACGACCACAACCACGCAACCAGTTCAGTCAAGCACAACCACATCAGTTCCAGATACCACGACAACGACGACCACAACTGTCGCACCAGCTCCGACAACAACGCAAGCACCTTACACGCCTCCTCAAACTACGACTAGTAGTTCGTCAACTTCTTTACCAGAGCAATCCACAACGACCACAAGCGTTTTGCCTGAACCCGAAACCACAGTTGAAGAAACATCGACTACAACCTATCTGCCCGATCCTGATCCCACTGTTCCTGAGTCTTCTTCAACTCTTCCCGCCGAAACAACGCCGCAAACAACACAGCCGTTGCCAGAAACAAGTACGCCACAAACAACAGAAGCAAAAGTAGAGAGTTCATCAATCACAACGCTACCCGAACCAGGTGAACCAATAAGCGATGAGAAGGTTGCAGAGATTCTGACCGAATTGAAGACTGCGGCACCGGCACAAATAGTCGCAGCCATCGAGCAAGTCCTTGCAAGTAACATCACGACCGATCAAGCGGTGAGTATCGCGTCAAGTCCTGAGGTGTTGGCGGCGATAACTCAAGATCAAGCCGAAGCGATATTCGAGCAGATCGTCGTGGAAGAACTATCAGTCGAACAAGCCGACGAACTGGTCGCGGTCTTAAACGAAGCACCAACGAAAGTCAAGAAAGCGTTCCAAGAAACCATCAATGTGTTCACTGGCTTGTTTGATTCATTCCAGATGGTCGGCCAGACCATACCTGTTGGTGAGCGTAGAACTTTGGTCGCCGTATCAAATACACTTGTGGCGGTAGGAGCAAGCCTGCGCAGAAGAGAAAACAAGTGATATCCAAACTTCGAGATGAACTGTTTGCCTTAGGGTTTACCCTCGGTGCATCCGCAATCACCATAATGACCCTGTCAGGCACGGTCCAGAATTGGGCGTTGTTCTTCACATTCTTGTCGCTCGCACTACACTTGGCAGGAGTATTAACGAAGGACGGAGAAGACCATGGTGCCAGAAGTGAAGATCAATAAACAGAACCCGACAATCGCAAAGTTCTTGGATCTCGGTCAAAGACTTGTCTCATTGTTTCTTGCCAACGCGCTACCAGCAATCACGACTGGTGCAGTCATCGGCATCTCGGTCGGTAAGGCTGCGATCATGGCTGGTGCGATGGCGGTCATCAAAGTTGTTTCGGCACTCGCCGAAGCATCAGTCGACGGAGAACTTGACAGCGAAGAAATTAAGCAAGCGTTCTCTGGAGCGAAAAAGAAGTGAACGCCAAGAATTGGCCGATCGTCAAAGTAACTTTGCCCGCAGACCTCAAAGGTGTGAAACCTGGTGAGGTGCCTGCGCATCTGTTGCGCGACATTCAACCTGAAGGCAAACTCCATTGGCGGGCAGCCGACGCATATCATGCGATGCGAGCCAAAGCATTGGCCGACAACATCAAACCATTCAAACCAACATCGGCAGGCGACACCTACCGTTCGCTCGCACAGCAAACCACGGTGTTCTTGCAGAGATATCAGAAGCAACCGATTGAAGGCGCATCGACTCGCACTTGGGAAGGTGTGAAGTGGTACAAGAAGTCACCGACATTGGCGTCACTCGCCGCACCTGGCACCTCGATGCACAATCTCGGCATCGCCGTCGACATCTGGTCGGCAAGCGGACCACGCTTCGAATGGATGCTCGCCAACGCACTCGACTTCGGCTTCTCATGGGAAGTCGTACCAGAAGAACCATGGCATCTTCGCTACACCGCAGGCGACAATGTGCCACCAGCCGTACAAGCATGGCTTGACAGCAAGAAGGCCGTGTGACATGGACGCCGGACTTGCCACAGTTCTCGCCGCAGCAGTAGCAACCCTCGGCGGAATCATCATCGCTTTGATGCAACTCAAAGGATTCCGCGACGAAAACCGAGCCGACCACGCAGTCGTACAAAAGCGTCTTGACAACCTGATTGACATGGTCGGCAAACAAGGCGCAAGACTTACCAGCCATCTCGACTGGCATGTAACCAAGGAGCCAAGCGGAAGTCTGACAAAGACTAAGCAGGTTGCGACACGCAAGAAGAAGTGACGGTCGTACTCGTCACCTGGCACGATGCGCACAGCGGTGCAGAATCGTGGATCAACATCAAAGACCTCGACGCCGACCCAGCCGAAGTTGAATCAGTCGGCTTCCTACTCGCCACAGGCGACGGAGGCAAACCCGACCATGTCACGCTCTATCAATCACGCAACGAAGACTCGATAGACCATGTTCTGCACATACCTGTCGGCATGGTCAAGAACATCAAAGTGTTGATGGATCTACAAATAAAAATCTGAAAACCGCTAAAGATAGCGGTCAAACCAGCCCATCGGCTAAGGTAGAACGGTGCGCTCCCCACTAGGGTTGATGTAGCACCGCAACCAGTCACCTCCTTCTGGTTGCGTCATACCTGCACTTAACGAAAGGACCACGATGCGCATCTTGACCGCAATCCTGGCAACACTCACAAGTCTCACAGTCAGCCTCGGCATAGCTCAGGCAGTCTCAGCACCAGCACACTCCAGCGTCGCTGTAATCGCATTACAGCCACTCTGGCAGGCAGACAGGCTCGACCCGATACAGCCGATCCGATACCGGCACGGCGACACTTCTTGGCTACCGTCGCTCGCTAAGCAGGCAGGCTGGCCCGACCACGCCATCCCGAAATTGACACAGATCGTGCTACGCGAAAGCGGAGGTTGCCCAAACCGAAAAGGCGGAGACATGATTGACAAAGACTGCAACATCACAGGCGTCTCCGAATGGAACCACCGCTCCGACACAGGCTTGTTGCAGATCAATGGCGTCAACTACGACCCGTCAAGAAACAAGTGGGCTGCGATCTGCCGAGAACTAAACATCTGCACACAAGACCCACTACTCGACCCACTCACCAACCTCAAAGCAGGGCTGGTGCTATACCAAATATCAGGCTTCGAGCCGTGGAATCCTTGTAATTGGCGGGTCTGTAAAGCATCCACCACATCTGTCCCATAATGTCCTATAACTGATACAGGCGAGTTACTAACCAAGGAGGACAAATGAAACCGCAAGAGAAAATCAAGTTCACATTGGCGTTCATATTCATGGGATGGATGATGTTGTTATTCATGCCACGACTACCGCAAGAAAGTCCGGCAAGCGGCGTAGAGATATTTGTTTACGCAGTTGTCAACTTCTATGCAATGTTCTATGTGCGTCGCTGGATCAAAGAAATCAAGTGATGGGCGAATACGGAATTGTTGATGTCTGGTCGGAGTCGAAGAATGTATTCGAACTGCTCCGACCAGAATGGCAACAGTACGGCACATGCCGTGGCGAAGGCACCGACATCTTCTTTCACGAAAGATATTTGCATGCGGTGCGTGAAGCGAAGAAACTTTGTGACATCTGCGTGGTGCGCCAAAGTTGTCTAGACTTTGCAATCAAGAACGATTGTGTCGGCGTGTGGGGCGGACTGACAACAGTCGAGCGACGCAACGAGATACGACGACGAAGGAGATCAGGCGACTATGTCAAATCCACAAAGAAGAAAAGGTACGCGCGCCGAATTGATGGTGGCGAAGTTCTTCCAAGATCACGGACATCCGAGAGCTGAACGATCTAGGTCAGGCTGGTCGGATGACCGCGGCGACATAGACGGCGTCGAGGATCTGACCGTAGAAGTCAAAGACCAGAGGCGTCACGATATTGGTTGCTGGTTGAAAGAACTGGAGATCGAGCAAAAGAATCGTGGCACGAACCACGGTGTTTGCGCAGTCAAGAAACAAGGCGCAGTCGAAGTAGACACCTGGTATGCGATTATGACTATGACCGAGTTTCTTAAACTTTGGAACGCCTACAAACAAATTGATGACAGTCCCGCATCCGCGCACACCGATCCGATATAGTCTTAATCAACATAGATTCCCAAGAAAACTAGGAGACCTGCACATGCTCGAAGAAACACGACAAGAAGCACCGAAAGATCGGTGGGGTCGTTACCTCGTCACAACACCTGATGGCAAGCAACGCGGCTACACACGAGTCACGACAATCGCCAAAGCACCAGACGACGAAGCCGCATTGAAACAATGGGCGAACCGAATGGTTGTCACTGGACTGATACAACGCTCCGATCTACTTGCGCAAGCATCAACAAAACTTGATGACAAGAATGCGTTGAACAGAATCTGTGAAGAAGCAATCACAGCAGGCGGCGGATCACATCGCGCCAACCTCGGCACAGCATTACACGCAGTCACCGAAGCAGTTGACCTCGGCAAGAAACCACAAATCCTGCCAGGCTTACAACCCGACATTGATGCCTACACGGCGACACTCGCCAAGTATGGCGTTCACATCATGCCGAACTACATTGAGTCCGTCGTCATCAATGACGACTCAGAATATGCAGGCACACTTGACCGCATAGTCGAAGTGGATGGCCGAATGTACATCGCCGACCTCAAGACCGGCACCGACCTCACCTATTCGTGGCGATCGATAGCAATCCAGTTGGCTGCATACGCGGATGCGCAATGGATCTACAACTATCAGACCGCCGAACGAATTAGCCTGCCGATGATCAAGAAAGACCGTGCCATTGTCTTCCATCTACCAGCAGGCGAAGGACGCTGCGACCTGTATTGGGTTGACCTCAACGCAGGACGCGAAGGTCTAGCACTCGCACTCAATGTTCGCAACTGGCGCAAACGCAACGACCTCAATGAACGCTTCGAAGAAGGCAAGATCGTCAAACTTGACACAGGTCTTGACAAGCGTCGCGACTGGATGACCGCACGAATCAAACATCTACCAGAGAAGGCACAGAAGATGTTGCGCTCGTTGTGGCCTGTTGATGTGCCGAAACTTGGTGAAGCCGACAACGAACAAATAGATCTACTGATTCGCATCGTCGGTCTGCTTGAAGCGGAACACAATGTGCAGTTCTTTGAAACAGATCCAGCCGCAAAGGTTGGTCGCAAGAAGGCAAAGAAATGACCAACACATTCGAAGGCCGAACATACGACACAGGCGTCGACCGAACCTGTGTGTTGCAACTGCAATCAGACTTTGATTCTTTACGCCCACACCAGCGCGCAATGTTGAAGAAGATCGCGACCGAATGCAACGAGTACGGTCACTCGATCTCATTAGATCAACTCAAATCGCATCGCAGATACCAGATAGGACGAGGGTTAGTTGACCTCATCATGTCCGATAACTGTGACGAACTCCTGATCACGAGTCTCTGCCACTCGATTCAGGGTGTGTTATTCAAAACGGCAGGCGGTGCCATCGGGCATCTCGACGCAGCATGCGCAGAACAGTTCGCTGTTATGTGTCGCGCCATTCGTTGGGATGACCAAGACATCGTGTGGAACACATCAACGGATTCCTTCGGATTCCCAAGCAAAGAAAAGGTAGGTAAGTAATGTCAGATGAACAAGATCTCCTCGCAGGAGGCGGACCCAAACTGCCAAGTTTGAAGTTCGAGAAGATCGGTGATGTACATTCAGGCATCGTCACAGATGTCAAGAAACTGGAAGACCGAGATCCGGCAGGTGTCGCCAAGACATGGCCGAACGGTGATCCACGCTTCGTGTATGTCATCACACTCAAAACAGAAAAAGAAGGCGACGCTAACTTGTGGGCGCGTGGTGCGATGATCACCGCGATCCGCGAAGCAGCAAAGCAAGCATCCGTCACCGAGTTGACCGGCAATCGAATCTCGGTCAAATACTCAGGCGACGGAGAGAAGAAGGCAGGCTTCAACGCACCAAAGCTGTTCGCAGCCAAGGTTGAGAAGGTTGCCACAGACGACCGCTGGTAGGCAGTAAACAAAAGACTTGAACCTTACTTTGCGTCACTAGGGAGACGCAGAGTAAGGTTCTTGTCCTACCAACGGAGGTTGACATGACCAAGAAAGATATACAAGACGCAATACAGTTTCTAGAGAAAATGTTTGTCGGTGTTGGTGATCAAGACCGACTATTTAATGTGATAGCAGCACTCAAAGAAGAACTAGCAAGGAGAAACAAAAGATGACCGGCGATACATTCGCGATGAGCCAAGAGATAATTGAGTTGCAAACCCGTGTGTCAGAACTGATGGTCGCGCTTGAGCGCGTGACCGAACAGCGTGACAACGCCATGGATGCAGCCGAATCATTACACGAAGAACTCGAAGCGTGTCGTGACCGTATTAAATCACTCGGCGGACAACTAGACCGACTCCGCATCCACCTCCAACAAGGAATTGAACTGTGATTACCATCGGACTCAACTCGATGATTGTTTGCCAGTTATGTGAAGGCGAAGTTCGACTTGACCGTCGCCGAATCGCAGGATGCCTATGCGACCCAGACGCACCAACCTGGGTTGGCATCGAACCCAACGGCCGACTACTCGCATTCAGCCAATCCAAATACGAGATCGTCAGCATCGCACCAGCATGACTGTTCTACACGGCGACTGCCGAGAAGTTATGCGCACTATGCCAGACAACTCAGTTGATGCCATCATCACCGACCCACCATACGAACTCGGCTTCATGGGTAAATCGTGGGACTCAACCGGCATCGCATACGATGTCACCGTTTGGCAAGAATGTTTGCGCGTACTCAAACCAGGCGGACACCTACTCGCCTTCGGCGGATCACGCACCTACCACCGCCTCGCCTGCGCAATCGAGGACGCAGGCTTTCAGATTCGTGACCAAATCATGTGGGTGTACGGTTCAGGTTTCCCGAAGTCTTTGAATATCGGAAAGCAAGACGGTTGTGAATCTTGGGAAGGGTGGGGAACAGCACTCAAACCTGCCCACGAACCGATTGTGATGGCACGAAAACCACTAGACGGAACTGTTGCACAAACCGTTCTCACTCACGGCACAGGCGGCATCAACATAGACGGATGCCGAGTAAATATGTCCGATAAAGATAAGGAACAGTCTCTAAATAATTGGAAACCTAACGGCTACGAATTGAAGGAAAGTATTTACGAGTTCGGTACAGAAATTGTGGCAACTGAGCAAAACACGCAGGGTCGATTTCCTGCAAACTTCATTCACGATGGCTCAGACGAAGTTCTAGAACTATTCCCAGACACAAAATCAAGCAAAACTAAAACTAATGATGGTCGTATAAATCATAATAAATCTATGTTCATTGATGGAGTTCGTAATGCTGAAAACTTTTACGATGATAAAGGTTCGGCTGCAAGGTTCTTTTATTGTGCGAAAGCAAGCAAGAAAGACCGCAACGAAGGACTAGACGACTTTACCGACAGACCTCGTCCGACAATGGGTAACGGCATCGGTGGTCAGCCAAATCAACAAATAGCCAATAACAAGAATTATCACCCAACAGTAAAACCGACAGACCTGATGCGCTACCTGTGCCGACTTGTTACACCGCCGAACGGAACGGTGCTCGACCCATTCACTGGTTCAGGTTCGACAGGCAAAGCGGTAACGCTCGAAGGCTTCAATTTTATTGGCATAGAACAATCAGCCGAGTATGTTGAGATAGCAACCGCACGAATTAACCACGCAAAGGAGAACAATGAAGACTGAATCAGTCGGAGCAGACATCCTGCTCGAAGCACACCAACTCGTCACAGGACCACGCAACGAAACCTACGGCAATGTCGTAGACGACTACACCAAAGTTGTCACCATCTTCGAATCATTGACCGGCATCAAACTCTCCATCTCCGACGCACTCTTATTCATGGTGTCGGTCAAGATGGCGCGACTCCGAACCAACCTCGATCGCAACCGACTACACCACGACAGCCTGCTTGACGCGCTCGGCTACCTCGGACTACTCAACCAGGCCTACAACGACCTACCGTACCCGCGCACCGTGGCGGAACGATAATGGACGCACGACTCTGCGCCTGCCTACCCACCAGCATCCTTCCACAGAATCCTGTGTGCGGAGAGAAACTGGACGACGATGATGAATGAAGACGAAGACCCACTAGACGACCGCATCAAATACTTCATTGAATCACAAGTCGACGCCGACAATGTATGCACCGCATATGTGCTGGTCGCAACGATCCAAAACTATGTGACCACCGAACAAAAGTTTTTTACGATATGCCCGCCTGAGCAGGTCACATCTACTACGATCGGGTTGCTCGAATCAGCTTCGGCTGCCGAGAAGTTGAGGATAGCAAGACAGTTACTCGAAGACGATTGACCATAGGAGGTCTGCACAATGGACAAGACAAGCAAACAAATCATTCAAGGCTTGATGAACGAACTGGCGATAGAACGCCAACTCGCCGATCAGCTCGCCGAAGCACTCATTGAAGGCGGCATGGATAGACAGTTCGCCGCACTGACATTCCACGAGATCACACGCAACGGATTCATGTACCTAGGCATCAAAGTCGGCAACTCACCAGAGTCAAAGCCGAAAAAGCGCAAACGATCAGGCCATCCGTCAACACGGCAGAACCCACCAATCCGATGGCAACGACCCGACAAAGACGACAAAGGCTTCTGGGCTGGGTTTGACGAATGACCACGAAATGGCTCAAAATGAGCGTTTTGTGAAGGTTAAAAGAATCTTGCCAAATGACTTGCAATTGTCATACAGACCTACTATATTGTCATACATAGGGAATAAGCCCTATACAACAAGGAGGAAACAATGGAGACAGTAACAGCAAGAATCTGGAGCGACCT